GGAGGCGAAAGCTCGGCGCGGAGAACTGAAGACGATTGGGAATGTAAAGCATGTGAGTTGCCTGTCTTTAGTGGCTGCAAATGCGACCATGCTGAATCTCAATGTGCTCAGTGCGGAGAATGGACCTATCCATTTGTCTGGAACACAAAAGATGGCTGCTCCGTGTGTGGAGCAGCATGGCCAAGGTGGAGCAATGCAGAAAGCTGGCCCATTGAACCCACAGTTTGTGGAGGCAATGATGGGGCTTCCAATCGCACCGACGAGTTGCGCCTCCTTGGCAACGGAGTAGTACCGGCAACAGCGGCAACGGCATTTAGAACCTTATGGACTCAACTGACCCCGACCACCCCAAGCCCCCAGAAGAAGTCACCGACATGGCGTACCTGCTAGTGACGAGCGCGGTCCGCCGTGGCATGGAGTACGAGGAGTACACCTTCGAGGTCGAGGGCGGCGAGAACGACGGAGTCGAGTTCAAGGTTCTGGTGATGCGAGTATGAGTATTCAGAACTCTCTTTTTGGTAAACCTCCTGACATCGAGACAAGGTGGACTGTTTTGAATCTTGGGGCCGGAGTTCAATCCAGCACGCTCGCGCTCATGGCTGCTGCTGGTGAGATTACGCCTATGCCTGACTTTGCGATCTTTGCGGACACTCAGGCAGAGCCAAAGTCTGTCTACACCTGGCTCGACTGGCTTGAGAAGCAGCTTCCGTTTCCGGTGCATCGCGTGACGCGCGGCAGCATGACGGAGCACATGTTGGAGATTCGACAGGCAAACGACGGAAGGCACTACACCGCAAGCATGATTCCGGCATTTATGCTGGCTGCTGATGGGAGCGTTGGTTTGCTCGGCAGGTCTTGCACATCGAACTACAAAATTGCGCCAATTATTAAAAATTTGCGGCGTTTATGTGGAATTAAACGCGGCGAAAAGAGCCTTAAAATCACGCAATGGATTGGCATCAGTTACGACGAAATTCAGCGCATGAAACCAAGCCGTGACAAATGGACTCAGCACCGCTGGCCGCTGATCGAACGCGAGATGCGAAGACATGACTGCATGGCGTGGCTAAAACGGAATGGTTTTCCGGAGCCTCCCAGAAGCGCATGCAGTTACTGCCCGTTTCACTCGAACAAAGAGTGGCGCAATTTAAAAGAAAATGAACCAGAGGCATTTGCGGAAGCTGTGCGCGTTGAAAAAGAATTGCAGCGCACTAAGGCTGAAACGGACACAAAAAAATCCATTCCTTGGCTTCATAGGTCTTGCATACCGCTTGAGGATGTCGATTTGTTCACAGAAATGGACGCCGGACAAATGGACATGTTTGGAAACGAATGCGAAGGGCTTTGCGGAGTATAACATATGACAAAAGACGACATCACCGCCCTGAAGTTAGCGGCTGACGCCGCGCACTACAGCGAGCTGGCTGGCGCCTGGAAGCAGGTAGCTACGGCGCTTGCGGACGCGCTACGCATCAGCGGTTGGACCCAGGTGTCCGGCGGCCAGCACGCACTGGAATCGTATTCGCGCTTGCTGCGCGCGGAATCGCGTACTAATGTTGCAGCTCAACCCTAAAATGACTGTGGGGTTCAAACGGTAAAGGAAAAGAACCCGGCCCGCCGTGTGGCGGTGTCCGGGTTTTTCCGTATCATGCTATGAGTGATCTTCTCGACAGTCTCGACAAGAACTTAGAACTGACTCTCTTGCTGGAAGAGTCTCTTAGGCGCCGTAAGGAACGCAAGATCGGAACGTACTTTCCCGACGACGGCCCGCTCAAGCGCGAGCTGTACCCGAAGCATCTGGCGTACTTCGCGGCTGGTTCCAAATACAGAGAACGCCTCATGATGGCGGCGAACCGTATTGGGAAGACTGAGTCGATCGGCGGGTACGAGATGGTGCTGCACATGACCGGCAAGTACCCGGCATGGTGGGTGGGGCGCCGGTTTGATCGGCCTATCAGCGCATGGGCGGCTGGGGATACCGGCAAGACGACCCGCGACATTCTCCAGATGAAGCTGCTGGGGCCACCGGGCGAGTTCGGCACGGGCCTGATCCCGAAGGCGGACTTGATCCGCACCACGGCCAAGGCCGGCGTTGCCGAGGCCATCGAGACGATCTCGGTCCGGCACGCCTCCGGCGGCGAGAGCCGGCTGGTGTTTAAGTCGTACGACCAGCGCCGTGAGGCGTTCCAGGGCTCCGAGCAAGATGTCATCTGGCTCGATGAAGAGCCGCCCTTGGATGTCTACACGGAGTGTCTGCTTCGGACGATGACCAACAATGGGATGACGATGCTGACGTTTACGCCGCTCATGGGCATGAGCGAGACGGTGCTTTCCTTCATGCCGAATGGTGACATCAAAGAGCAGTCCGCCGGCAGCAAGTATGTTGGCATGGCGACCTGGGACGACGTGCCGCACCTCACCCAGCAGCAGAAAGACGAGCTTTGGGCGTCAATCCCGCCGTTCCAGCGCGATGCGCGTTCAAAGGGTGTGCCGCAGTTGGGGGCGGGTGCGATTTACCCGGTGCCGGAGAGTGAGCTTGTGGTGCCGGAGTTTGCGATCCCCGAGCACTGGAAGCGGTGTTACGGCATGGACGTGGGCTGGAACCGGACGGCGGTGGTGTGGGGTGCGACGAACCCAGACTCCGGGGTGACCTTTCTCTACAATGAGTACTACCGTGGGCAAGCGGAGCCGATTTTGCATGCGGAAGCGATCAAGTCCCGTGGGGAGATCCCTGGGGTGATTGATCCGGCTTCACGCGGCAGAGCCCAGACCGACGGCCAGCAGCTTCTTGGCATGTATCGTAAGCACGGGTTGGACATTACGCTTGCGAACAACTCGGTTGAGAGTGGGCTGTACACGGTGTGGCAGCTTATGTCTGAGAACCGGCTGAAAGTGTTCTCGAGCCTGCGGAATTGGCTGAACGAGTTCCGGCTTTACCGGCGTGACGAGAAGGGAAAAGTCGTCAAGGACAACGACCATTTGATGGACGCAACGCGGTACTTGGTGGTAAGTGGTTTGAGTAGAGCGGCTCTTCCCGGCAAGTATTCCGGCAAGAAGAGCGGTTCGTTTGTGATGCCGGTGATTAACTTTTTCAAGCGATGAACGAAGACAAACTTTCCACAATTCACCAGCAGGCCCGCAAGGAGTTCGACCAGATCCAGAGTGCGCTCTATCAGGAGCGGATGAATTGCCTTGGGGACCGGCGTTTTTGTTCGCTTGCCGGCGCCCAGTGGGAGGGTCCGCTTGGCCAGCAGTTCGAGAACAAGCCCCGGTTTGAAGTGAACAAGATTCACATGGCTGTGTTGCGGATTATCAACGAGTACCGCAACAACCGGATTGGGGTGAATTTCGTGTCCCGCGAAGGCGAAGAGTACGACAAGCTGGCGGATACCTGTGCTGGGCTGTACCGGGCGGATGAGCAGTCTTCCGGAGCGGAAGAAGCCTACGACAACGCCTTTGAAGAGGCCGTGATGGGAGGTTTCGGGGCCTGGAGGCTCCGAACCGAGTACGAGAACGACGAAGACCCTGAGGAGGAGAAGCAGCGGGTCTGCATCGAGCCGATCTTCGACGCGGACACTAGCGTTTACTTTGACTTGGGCGCCAAGCGCCAGGACAAGGCAGATGCCAAGCGGTGTTTCGTCCTCACCAGCATGACCTACGACGCCTACAAGGCCGAGTTTGACGATGACCCTTCGACGTGGCCGAAGACGATCACGCGCTCCCAGTTCGACTGGTACACGCCGTCAGTCGTGTATGTGGCTGAGTACTATGTCGTGGAGGAGGTTTCTGAACAGATCCGCATCTACAAGGACATCAACGGCAAGGAAGAGTCCCTGCGGCCTGAGGAGCTTTTCCAAGAGGAGGAGATGCTTGCGACCGGCTGGAAGGAAGTGCGCCGCAAGAAGGTGAAGTCCCGCAAGGTTCGCAAGTACATCATGTCCGGGGCGAAGATCCTTGAGGACTGCGGATACATCGCTGGGAAGCACATCCCGATCATTCCGGTGTACGGGAAGCGGTGGTTTGTGGACAACGTGGAGCGGTGCATGGGGCATGTGCGGCTGGCAAAAGACGCGCAGCGGCTCAAGAACATGCAGCTGAGTAAACTCGGTGAGATTGCGGCACTTTCCGCCACTGAGAAACCGATTCTCCTGCCTGAACAGGTCGCTGGGCACCAACTCATGTGGGCCGAGGACAACCTCAAGAATTACCCGTACCTGCTGATTAATCCGATCACGGATGCGAACGGCAACACGGCCCCGGGCGGGCCCGTGGCGTATACGAAGCCTCCGTCCATCCCACCGTCGATGGCGGCGCTCTTGCAGCTTACCGAAGCTGACATGCAGGAGATTCTGGGCTCCCCTCAGCAGGGAGACAAGATGGTGTCTCACCTCTCCGGCAAGACCGTGGAACTGATTCAGCAGCGGCTGGATATGCAGACTTTCATCTACATGAGCAACATGGCCAAGGCTGTGAAGCGGTGTGGTGAGGTGTGGCTTTCGATCGCCCGGGACATCTTCCTTGAGCAGGGCCGGAAGATGAAGTCGATCGCTTCAAGCGGCAAGATGGAGCCGGTGGAGCTGATGAAACCTGTCGTGAACGAAGAGGGCGAGATCGAGTACGAGAACGATATGTCCTGTGCGGAGTACGATGTGGAGGTGACCGTGGGGCCAAGCAGCGCCACCAAGCGGCAGTCTACGGTGCGGGCGCTGACGGACATGATGACGCTGACCCAAGACCCTGAGATGACCCAGGTGCTCTCGTCCATGGCGATGCTCAACATGGAGGGTGAGGGTGTTGAAGATGTGCGGGACTACTTCCGCAAGAAGCTGCTGAAGATGGGTGTTATCAAGCCCACCGACCTCGAAGCCCAGGAACTGGCCGTGGAGGCCCAGAACGCCAAGCCAGACCCCCAGGCGCAGTACTTGCAGGCGGCAAGTGAGCAGGCCATTGCGCAGGCCGCCAAGGCCCAGGCTGACAGTATCCTGTCGGTGGCCAAGGCCGAGGAGACCCGGGCTAAGACGACAGAGACGCTCTCCAAAGTCAGCAGCACCGATCAGGAGCGCATCTTTGCGCTGGCAGACCGGTTGACACAATCAAGTCAGCCAGTGATGCAATAGTACTTGCATCAGTGTTAGTTTTTTGTACACATGAGCACCAATACCACGGCAGAAGATATAGCCAAAACTGAACCTGAAGAAGTACTCGCCCAGCAGCCAGAGGCCGCACAAACGGAGCCTGAGCAGCAGACCGAGGAAGCTACAGAAGAGGTTGTGGTGACTATCGCAGGGGAATCGCCGGCCCCGGAGGAGGAAGAGAAGCAGGCACCTGAATGGGTGCGGAACCTGAGGAAAAGCTACCGAGAGTTGCAGCGTGAGAAGCGCGAACTCGAGGAAAAGCTCAAGATGGCATTACCGGCGGCAGAGCAAAGTCCTGTTGCGCTTGGGAAGAAGCCGACTCTTGAGCAGTGCGATTATGATTCAGACCGGTTCGAGAACGAACTTGCAGCATGGTTTGAGCGGAAGCGTCAGGCTGACGAGGCTGAAGCGAAGCAAAGAACCAGGCAGCAATCCGAACAGGATGCTTGGCAGAAGAAGTTGGAAGGCTACAACCAGTCCAAGACTGGCCTGAAAGTATCTGATTTCCAAGACGCCGAGGAAACAGTTCTTGAGGCGCTGAATGTAACGCAGCAAGGCATCATTCTTCAGGGAGCCCAGAACCCGGCGGTTGTGGTGTATGCCCTAGGCAAAAACCCCAACAAGGCCAAGGAACTGGCTGCGATTTCTGATCCGGTGCAGTTCGCGTTTGCGGTTGCAAAACTTGAAACTCAACTCTCTGTGACAAAGAAACAA